TTATCAACTTCAGAATCTGAATATTGAAAAGTATTACCAGTTTCTACTTGAATAACAGTTAACCTATTAAATTTTCTACTAGAATTAGGTCTCCAATCTGCAGAACACAGAAATACTAGTTCTTTATCTCCTTCGTAATACAAATAATCTCCTGCTTTACATTCATTCATCTTGCTAGTATTAAAAAAGCAGAACTCCGTTAAGAGTCCTGCTTTAATTATTATTAATTAAATTACTCAAGCCCCATTTCTGCAGCTAATTCCTGAGCTTCTTTATCTAAAGCACATTCTTCTTCAGAAGGTAATATAATATCCTGAGGAACTATACTTTTCATCATAGAATGAAATTCCTTCTTATAATTTCCTAGTGCTTCTTCTACATCTTCATCTACTGCAGTGTCCCAGGGAGCTTCTTGTAATTTATGAACTTTAACTGTTCTTTTTTTTTCAGGAGCTAAAATCTCTTCATTTCCGGATTTAACTCGTTGAGGATACATGAACAATGTGAAATCTTGATCAGGCAATTTAGAAGAAGGAGTATCTAAAGAATTCCTAGTTTCTCTAATTACTGCTCTCACATCACCTACATCTGACATCTCTGCCTTTAACTCTCCCCAAGTAGACGCAGAAGTCTCTATTGTTTGACTGGACTTTGCTTGAGTAGAATAGACGGTTATTTTTCTTGTTTTAACTTCTCCGTCTGTTGAAGTTTCCTTTGCTACTGTTTCATTTTTTGTAGTCATTTCACTTTGATTTATTTATTAATAATTGATTTGTTGTCTAAATACTCTTCATATAAATACATAAAAATTCCATATGCTTTTCTGACTTTATCTAAATAACTTAGCTCTCCCCTAGTTATTACGATATCCTCAGGAAATCCTTTTATATCTATCTCAAGAGTGTGATGGTTAGCTTCATCTAATTTATCTTCTAACAGAATTCTTAAACTGTCAGGATCTCCAATAAGTAAAGGAGATATAGATAATTCGGATAAAGCTTCTATTAATTGTTGATTATATTCCATGATTTTTCAGATTATAAGTTACGAATTATATCTGGAAATTCCTATCAAAACTCCTGGTTTTTCCTTACTATAACTATAAGGTTCAAATACCGGAATAATCTCATCAGCGTTATCATCTTCTAACCATCCATAAAGCACCATAAGGTCCATTACTGTTTGTAATGGATTAGGGTAATCAAATTTGTGTTTAGATCCTCTTATAAACTTAAATGATATCCTATAAGGCTTTTTCAAACCTTTAAGATGCTTTTTAAATATAGGAGCATAACTTACATACTCCTTTTTTGTAGACCTCACATACTTCTGTGCTGTCTTTGACCATACAAAGAAAGTTCTTCCATTGTTGACAATCATTTGTTTGCTATTCTTAGAAGATGGCATATTGCCAGAAATAAAAATTGATTTAGCCATGTCTTTCTATTAATTTCATGATCATTTGTCTTAAGTCCTCTCCCCCATACCTCGTATAATAATCTGAGGGGTCCTTGGGGCCTCCTAAGGCATTATGAACATATCCTACTTTGTATAACTCACTATGAGCCTTAGCAGCTATGATTCCTGGTTCATCATTGTCATAATAAATGATGATCCTATGCCAAGTACTCTTTAGATATGTAATGATTTTCAAGGGAATTACAGTATTTTCTGATTGAGGAGCAATAGCATCCAGACCCAAAGAGTCTAATACCATAACATCCTTTAGAGACTTAGTTATAAACAAAGTATCTCCATAATCAGAAAGCTGCTGTAATCCTTGTACTACTGTTGAATTAGCATTACTTATCCATTTCCATTCATTTCCAGATGGCCTTAATATCTTATACCTATATTCTCCAAAAGAATAAGCAAAAGCTATTTCCTTTTTTGGTATAGTTATAAGAGAAGTATTAATATAATAATGAGAAATTTGTTTCACATTATACTTACTAAGAGTATTTTTATCTATTCCATAGCATTCCCAATAGGATCTCCCTATGAAAGTAAATGGAATTGAAACTACTCTTATTTTAGTATCTGAAGATTTAGGTTGCTTTTTAAAATGCTCCCCTATCATTTCCCTGGTAGTATTCAATTCAACCTCTCCAGAATGTAATCCTAAATTAAAATCATTAGAAATCACCTTTTGTTGCACATACTTAAAGCAATCATAAGTTTCACCAGTTGCCCAATCTCTGTAGACAGCCTTACTGTTTGTCATAATCTTAATACTACAAGAAGGATTCTTATCCATTCTGATCTCTGAGCAAAACTTCTTGCCAGGTTTATCAAATCCTACTATATAATACTTGAAAATATCATATTCAGTTACTTTTTTAAGAATATTATCAACACTTAATATCTCATATCCCTTAGTGTTATACATATTAATACCGAATATTAGGAGGATAAAAAAGGGAGATTACTCTCCCTAATTTACCTTTTCACCATTTGCCTCAGATGTTTAGTCCCAAGGACTATCACTGTTGCTGGATGTTTCTGAAACAGAAACACCATTACTTGAAGCAGTCTCAGAATCTGCTACAGGTAATCTCTTCATATCATACTTGTTGTTTTCATCGAATTTAAGCTTAGATGGGGTGGTATCTAAAGGCTCTACAAATCCATATGCTGCAAGACCTGCTTTAAACCAATTTGACTTTTTAGTACCATCATCTGCTACTTTACCTTCAATTTCTTCTCCAGCGACATTTAGCAGCTTTACCTTTAAATAAAGGAGCTACTGCCTTAACATACTCTTCAGCACCACTTGCATCTATCTTATCTAATCCTTCTCTTACACCTAATTTATCAGCCATAATGACTAATCTATCTTTGGTATACTTCCAAGCATTTTCACTTAGCCACCAAGTAGTTTCTGCTACCTGACCAACGCCTCCAAGATCTTCAGATGGACGACCTTCATGAGTAATTTTCATACCTGGAGTTCCTCCAGAAGACTCAAAATACTCTATTTTTTGTACTCTTGCCTCATGAATACCAGGAGACAAATAATTAGATACCATGGAATTCTCTTCCACTGTATGACCTGCAGTTGTAAAACTCATATTACTTTGTTTTTATGATTAATTAATTGATTGATTTCTAATGATTATCCGTAATATTCATCAATACTTTTAGCTACAAAAGCTAAATCATTGGGAATATAAAGATCCTTAAACATGTCCATAGGTGATTTGGCTGGATAATTTCCATCATTATTAGTGACAAATCTATACTCCATCTGGCCATTCTCTTTTTTATTTACATCTGTATATAACAGAATAGAGAATAGTCCTGCTGGATTAATCTTATCATCCAATAACTTACCTATGGTTTTAATTTTAACTACAGGAGAAGATCCAAACTCTCCTGGTTGAGTATCACTATGAGTAAGCATGAATACTTTGATATCCTCTCTCAGGGATTTACTCTTATTCAAAGTAGACCAAGCATTCTTACCTATTTCAGTAAACTTCTCAAAGCCTTTTTCTGAAGCTCTTCGCATATACTCATTACTCATGACATATTGCCAATCATCAACTACAATGTTCTTTATATCTTTCCTTTTATCAGATATATGGGACATACAAGAGATAATTTCATTAGCTAAGTCTGATACAAAGAAATTACCCTTATCTCCTTTAAATGGGGTATAATTCTTTTTCCATCCTTTAATAGGTAATGGTTTACCTACACAGCTAATAATGACGGTTTCCTTAGGATCTAATGTCCTAACAGCAGTGGATTTGCCTGTTCCACTTTCACCTACAATTCCTATTAACTCACTCATTTGTTATTATTTTTACTATTAACGTCAATTACTTTGTCATATAAAGAGGGGTCTTCTTTAAATTGCTTAGCAGGAGGCACTTCTTCAAAATGGCCTACTTCACCCACAAATTGCAGACCTATTCTAATGTCTGCAGCTCCATCTCTATTTTTAAGAATAGACAAACTCCTATATCTATCCTTTAATTTGACAATGTTATATCCTCTGAAATTCTCTATCTCATATTTTCTAGGTGAAAACAAGGATAATACTACATTGGCATCTTGCTGAGTATTGCCACTATCTTTAAAATCAGATAGCTGAGGCTCTACTCTGTCTAATTTAAACCTATCAGTTTGGCTCATTGCTCTACCTAACTGTTGAACTACCACTGGAATGAAATTGAAGTTATTCCTTAGTGGTATTAAATACTCACTCATTTTATCTATGTTATCCTTTTGATTAAATCCTCGCTCTCTTTTCATTAATGCGATATGATCTATAACAATAAGAACATACTTATCAGGATTATAAGGTATGTATTTATCAAATACAGAAATAGTTTCTGTGCCTGATTGTATTTTCTTATACAAGATATCTCCATTGTCCCTTGCATAATTGTTCATGAACTTATATATCCCTGTGGGATTCTCAGCAGCATCTATGATAGTAAGACAATCTTCTAAGCCACAAAAATAATCTTTTGTAAACTTTACTGTATCATAAACTTCCTGACTAATCCTATTCTTTCCACGGGATAAAACAAAATTAATATCTGTTAATATCCCATAATCCAAATATAGTTTTCTACAAATAGCTTTTGTAATCTTGATGGTCTTATCAATCTCTAAAGACCAATAAAACACTTCAAATTCCATCCCACAATCAGGATTAGCTTTAATCCAATCATAGGGATTATACAAAAAGCATGAATCTGTAAAAGCTGTCTTACCACTTCCAGTCTCTCCCCCTATCAAATAGTAAGTGCCTTGTTGTATTCCTGGTATATGTTCCACAAGCCTCTCAAATCCCATGGACAATCCAGTATTGAGGCCTTCACGACCTCTGTCTATTTTCTCTATTACATCACTAAATATCATCTGTCAAAGTATTTAGTCTTTGATCAGATACTGTTTCATCATCTCCCAGCTGTTCAATAAAGCTTTCTAATAAAGATCCTCCATCTTTCTCAATAAAATAATCTGCAATTCTCATATATGCATATCTAACTCTTTTCTTTTCCTCTATGTAGAGTTTGGTAGCTTCAAAAATTTGCTCTTTAGTTACTCTCTTGTTGTTCTTGATGAATTTCTTCATCTTCTTTATGCATCCACCTCTTGTTCCACGGACAGAATATCCAGCAGTCTTTACTCCTTTAGGGAATAATGCCCGCCATTCATCTATCCATTGGGAGGTGTCATCTTCAGATTTGACTACCTTTTCAGGTACAGGTATTTTATTATCTATGAGATCAATTCCTCTTTTCCTTATATGAATACGTTCTCCTTGTTTAATAAACCCTGCCTTCTCAAGTTTGTCATAATCTGTTATTAAATTCACACTATAAATTTGGCCTTTTGCCAAGTAATAGAGGAATACATACTCATCTGGTGTGAGATTAGTCTCCACCAGCAGATTAATATCTACTTCCATTCGTACAGAATTATTAGGGTTAAAAATTGATTTTTGCTTACACTATAGCTCTAAGCAAATATAATAAAAAGATGTTAAAATCAAAAGGAATTATCCCGCAGCATGGCTATTTCTTCATTTCCTTCAACCTGCTCCTCGTATTCTTTGATAATTCTTTCTATGACTATATCATCTTGGCCTCTAATTTTGATTTTTACAACAGCTTTAGAGGGCTGTTTTTGTGATTCTTTTGATTTCTTCTTCGGCTTCTTCATTTTCTTTCTTTTGTAAGTAATGATTAATAAGAGCCAGCTCACTTTCCAGCTCTTGTTTCTTAGCCAATAAGAACTTCTTAAAATTAAAAGCACCTTCTACTCCTACTTTAACTTTTAATTTTATGTACCTATCTCTCAAATCATCATCTCTCATTAAATAATCTTCAAGAGTAAGATGGCCTTTATGACTATTTACAACATGAAGAGATATTGAAGCATGACTTTTATATCCTAAATACTTAGCTAAAACAGCTAAAGTCACCACATTAGGCGACTTTAGCTTTCTTAGATTTCTATTATAGACATATAGCACCAGTCCTATAAAGATTCTTTTGACATTAACGTATCTGTGAAATCTTCTTTTGCTTTTTACAGCAAGTTTAAATTCCTCTTCTACTAAAAATCTAATAACATCAAGGTCTCTCTCTATAACTGATTTTATAGGTATTCCTTTACTATGAAACTTTGTTTTCCTTTTTACTGCTACTACTTTTGTCTGCATAGTTTTTGATTTTAGATAGACAATCATCAATATCCATACATTTAATGACATTGAGATTCTCTTCATTCATACTCTCAGTCATACGCTTAAACCATACTAATTCCTGGGTGTTAGCCGTGACTAAAATGAATATCCTTCCAATCTCTCCATTATTCCGGAGTCTGCCAATTCTTTGAATCAGATCTTTTTCTTTAGAATAATAAGACATAATCACACAATTGTCTAAATCCTTCAAGTTAGCTCCTTGCTTTAATTTCTTAAACGCAGCTATGAGATCTAATTCACCATTATCAAAATCTTCTCTAATCTTTTTGTTCTCTTTATCTGTGTGATGAGAACTTATAACATTAGATGTTATCTTTTCTAATGACTCTAAAGAATTGCCAAATAGTATAGTCCTTCCAGTAATGTTATCAAGCAATTTCTTAACAACAGCTATTTTACTAGGAAGTTCATATAGTAATTTGGCTCTGGCAGCAGAAGCAACATGTATTCTCCTTTGTCTAA